CGCATCGTTGATTCAGATCATGCAAGCTGCCGTATTTAAGTGACCCAACCCCCAATTCTGGGGTTTAGAAAACAGTATCACTTTCTCTCGAATTTCTACCCAGTAAATATCACGATACCCGATGATGACGGCACAGAATATGTGTATAAGTCATCGGAGCATTATTTTATGTCGAGAAAGACCACGTTTAATATTTTTCGTGATTGTATTCGGGCTTGCAAAACTGCACCACTGGCAAAGAAATACACACGAAAATATGTAAAGCTTCGCGCCAACTGGAATGAATTTTATCGACTTCCAGCGATGCTAACTGCACTTCGATACAAATTCGCGATTCCAGAATTGCGCGATTTGCTTATTGCCACGGGTGACGCATACTTAGAAGAGACCAATACATGGAATGATCAGTTCTGGGGTGTCTGTGATGGTGAAGGAAAGAATATGCTCGGGAAATTTTTGATGAAAGTAAGAGATGAGGTTCGCATATGACAAGTCCATTTGATTTCGCAAAGTCGGTGACCCACACCAAAGAAAGTCTGTACACGCACGAGACTCTTTTCCAAAAGGAATATGTTCCGTTTATGGTCAACAGGGCGCTATCAAACAGCCCTCAGACGGCTTTGTTTGCCGATGCGGTCAATCAGTACCCATACCTCGATAAAAAGCTTCAGTACGACTTCTACATGCACGGTATCCCCAAACAACGTGGGTACTCAAAATGGTTCAAGAAAGAGGAAGAATCTTTACCACAAGATGCAATCGATTTTGTGTGCGAACAGATGGGGGTCTCTGTTCCTCGGGCAATTGAAATCATCACTCTCCTCGGAGTTGATGTCGTGAAACTTGAAATGGACGCCAAAGGCGGGAGACAAAATAAATGAGAAGAATCTACACAGCAAAAGAAAATCGCTGGTACAACGAAGCCCGCGCTCGCTGGCTGCAATCGAATGATCGTTCTGTCTCTTCGGTGAGTATAGATAATGTTTACTATGTCCTCGATAATATGAAGGCACGGGTCATTGGATACATTCACGATCAAACAACCACTATGCTCCACTACATCGGTGAAGATGGCGCAAACCGAGTCTCACCCGTGCAAAAATACGTCTGTAATGACTTGAAGAGCATTTTTGATGCCGAACTCGGTAACATCTACGTGCAAGACTTCATACCACACAGAATTGTCAACCCTCAAACATACGAAATTCTTTCGGGTCTGGTTCTTAAGTTCGCAAAAATTGAGGACATAAATACTTCCATCTAAACATCATGGAAAATTATGGAACCGAACGAAAAATTTGAATTTGGCGTCGAGATAACCCTTGAAAGCCCCGACGACTTTCTCAAAATCAAAGAGACATTAACGAGAATTGGAATCAAATCCAAAAAAGAAAATACCCTGTTTCAGAGTATCCACATCTTGCACAAGCGGGGTAGGTACTTCCTGATTTCATTCAAAGAATTGTTCCTTATGGACAAGAAACAGGCAGACTTCACGGATGATGATTTTCGCCGTCGCAACACCATCGCCAAGTTGGTTTCCCAGTGGGGCATGTGCAATATCGTTTATCCGGTTGACGTTGAACTAACAACCCCAATTGCAGAGATTGCCATCCTTCCCTACAAGGAAAAGAAGAATTGGAATCTTGTTTCAAAATACACCGTAGGCGCAAAAAGGGGCTGATATGAATGATTTGATTTCCAATGATAAGAACCCCAGCTACGCCCGTGAAGTTGGAGACCTCCTGATTCAACGACTCGGTGCCGTTGATCCAGTTAAGCTCGGCACACTTGGCTCAGTTGGTTACATCAAAGAGTACCGCACTCTCTCTGCTACTTTTCCTCGTGAAAGTGGTAGCACGACATACATTCGGTCTCTTTTCAACACCCGCAACTCTCTTTTGTTTATGCCCCACATTTCAAAAGACTTGGGAGTTGACACCCGCGTTTGCTCTTTTGCTCGAATTAACAGTTTGGCCTCTCTCTATTACGGCAAGAACTTGGAGAAACCTATTGAATGTTTTTTGATCGATGGCTCGAATCGACTGAATGAAGATATGGAGTATGACCTTTATCAATTCGTTGGATTTATGTCGGAATCTGGAATGCTGCACCCTGAATTTTTCATTTTAAAGATGGGCACGTAGGATTATGGCCGCGAAAAAAGGAACCGACTCTAAAGACTCCAAGCTTACTCGATTGATTCAATCTTTCGAGACAGAGACAATCAACAAACGATTCATGGTGAAGATTTCTATCTTCGATAACGGCGTGGATAAGCGCTCAATCATGGTCGTCGTATTTGACTTGTTGGAGTCTGGATTTACAATTAAATTCTATGGCACTGATTTAGAAGCTGCCGATATGTTGAACCTACTCAAGAAAGTTTAAAAGGAAATTCCATGACAGAAAAATTTAGCGACATTTACCTCAGCATCCAAAAATATCCCGGTGGTTACGTTATTGGAACCCCAGTAGGCCCAATCGTTGAAGTCTCTCTCACAAAGGCTTTGGCTCACGCAAAATTCTGGTTGAAGAAAGAGGTCTCTCTTCCAGAGGCCGTAGAACAGTTCTCCCCTGAATAATCTTTATTTTTATTAAGAAAGTGAAACATCAATGATCATCCAAACCGAAGCCTTCATCATGCCCACTGACCCCACGGTCGTGAAGCAAATCAAAGACGCTTGTTTTGAAATTTCCGCATCGAAAACTCGTTCCGAAGGAGAAAAATCTTTTCAGAAACAAGCAGTTCAAGACCTATTCGATGACACAAAAATTCCAAAAAAGCATTTGAACAAAATTGCAAACTTGTATCATCGCTCGAATAAAAATGCGGTAGTGGCAGAGAATGAAGCCACGGTTGAACTGTATGAGCACATCTTCCCGGAAACTCGTGAGGTCGCGTCAGACTGATCCTGATTTGACATTCGAGCCTCACGTAATAAAATTTTACGTGAGGCTTTTCTTTTTATGACAGGATTCCATGACACAACATTATTACACCAGTGCGACAGTAAAATATGGGAAAGTTCTTTACCGGGGATACTCTGTAGAACCTGATGGCACACGAAACCGAGTGCACCAGCGAATCGATTACAAACCTACTTTGTATGTCGAAACTCAAGAGGCAGAGTCAGCCTACAATTCCATGTACGGCAAACCTCTTACACCCAAAAAATTCAAGTCGATTCCAGAGGCACGGGAGTTTGTTAAATCGTTTGAGGAAGTGATGCCGATTTACGGATATCAACCCTCTCGGTTTGAGTACAACTTTCTGATCGAATATTTTCCAGAGAAGCTTGAGCTAGGAGTTTCAGACATTAACTTGGCGTCGGTTGACATCGAGACCACAACAGAACACGGCAAGATCGATACGGTCAACACGCCAGAAGAAATTACTCTGATCACGTATCAGAACGTCAAAACAAAAGTTCTGACCACATGGGGCTCACGCCCATCCTCACGCAAAAACTATGTGTTGTGTAAAAACGAGCAGGATGTCATTCAGCACTTCGTGCGTCACGTCGAGGATTTTGACCCTGACATCATCACCGGTTGGAATGTGGCTGGGTTTGATATTCCGTACATCATCAATCGTGGATCAAAGATTCTCGGTGGTGAATACATGAACAAACTGTCACCTTTTGGTTTGATCGATGTGAAGGATGAAGAGGTGCGCGGTAAGGCTGTGCAGAAATTCACCATTGTTGGTCGCACAGTTCTCGATTTGCTTGAACTGTATCTAAAATTCACTTTCGTGAAGCGGGTCAACAACAAACTCGAAACCATCGCCATGGCCGAACTGGGCGCTGGAAAACTGAAGAATCCAGTGAACACGTTCCGTGAGTTTTACACAGGTGAGTTTGATGTGTTCGTTGAACCCTCAGAAGATGCCCACGAGTTGATCAAACTGGGCTACGAGCGCACCAAACTGCGTGAGGCTATGCTGGTAGACGGTAGCCTCCTGAAACGATTCACAGAGCTGGATAACGAGATCAAGCAAAAGGCGTGGGATTTGTTTGTCGAATACAACCAGACCGACACCATTCGAGTTTCTGAGTTGGAAGACAAACTGGGTCTGATCGCTTTGTCTATGGCCGTCGCCTACAAAGCCAAAATCAACTTTGGTGACGTGTATGGCCCTGTAAAAATCTGGGAATGTATGATTCTCGGAACGTTGTACAAGGAAAACAAATACGCTCCGGTGTATCGTAAACGTTCTGCGTCTAACGGCATTGAGGGTGCTTATGTGCACACACCCAAGCCCGGTTTTGTTGATTGGATTATTTCAATTGATGCTGAAGCCCTTTACCCCAGCATTGCTGTCGGCTGCAATATGTCTCCTGAGACGTTTCTGGGGATGAATCCTGATTGCTCCGTGTCATCTCTGTTGGGTGGAGCATCCTTTGCCGGTGAAAGCTACGCCATCGCAGCGAATGGCTCCATGTACTCCAAAGACAAACAAGGGATCATCCCGCGAATCATGCAGGAGATCAAAGACGAACGGAACACATCCAAGCGCGAGATGTTGGATGCCAAGCAACTCCACATAGACACTGGAGATGATAAGTACAAAAAGATTTCCATTATTAAGGGCACCAACCAACTTGCCATGAAGGTGTTGAACAACTCTGGTTATGGTGCTATTTCGCAATCTGGTTTCTTGTTCTTTGACAATCGTATCGCCGAAGGTATTACCATGACCGGCCAGTACATTATCCAGTACGTGTCGCGGCATTTCAACACAAGGCTGAACGATTTCTTCAAGACAAAAGATGTCAACTACGTTGTATACATGGATACCGATTCGAGTTTCTTCACGCTCGGTAATATTGTCAAGAAATACTACGCCGATAAAACAGATGAGGAGATCGTCACAGCTCTGGACAATTTGATGGAGAAGCACCTTCGTGCACTTATCAATGAGGCTACAGACCACATCGCCGCAGCTCAGAACTATTACAAAAAGACCATCTACTTCAAGCGGGAGAAAATTTGTTCTTCTGGATTCTGGATGGCTCCGAAAAAGTATGCTTTGAAGGTCTATGACAACGAGGGTGTTCGGTACAAGACTCCTGACTATGCAATCACTGGTATTGAGGTGGTTCGGTCATCCACACCACAACTCGCACGAGACGCATTGAAAGAGTGTGTGATTTTGGTGATCAACAAAGACATCGAGGGTATGCGCAAGATCGTGGCCGAGACCTATGAAAAATTCATGGTTGCCCCGTCAGAAGACATTGCTTTCCCGCGTGGTGTAAATAACTTGCTGGCCTACTCCTCGGATCAAACCATTTATTCCAAGGGAACCCCAATCGCTGTGCGTGGTGCACTGTTGCACAATCACTTCCTCGAAAAGCTGAATCTTGAAAATCAGTATCAGCCAATCGAGGAGGGTGGGAAAATTCTGTTTATGTACATCAAGGAACCGAACCCTTTCAAGGAAAACGTCGTTGCTTTTATTGACAAAATCCCGTTTGAGTTTAACCTTGAGCAATATGTTGATCGTGAACTGATGTTCGAAAAAGTTTTCGAAGCACCACTGAACGGCATCATGAAAGC